TTTTCTTTTTTTAATGTATGAGGCTTTATGTAGTCTTTTAGTACTTTTACTAATGTTTGCTCGTAAATCATTTAGACCTGCCTTCTGCGAAACCTTTAAAAGACTTTTCTTTAGTTTCTTCTTTAGGATTCTCGTTTAATATATTTTCTTCAGCTTCAATTCTGTTTAGTATTTCAAACGCATCAAATATTGCTAATTTTTTAGTAGCTGCGGCATTTTTCAATCTATCCGCAGATAAATCATCTTCAGAATCTACAATTGCTTCTTTAGCTACCTTAATAAGTTCTTCCACAGCCTTTTGCCCAGCTTGGATTATATTCAACTTCGTCTCCTTTGTATTCATATTTAATTGTAATATCATTAGTACGCATTCGGTACAATCTATCATCATCTATTAAAAACTCATACTCGCTACTAGGACTGAAACCTAAAAGGTCTCCCTCGTTTATTTTAAGCTCTTTTAAGGAACTATTACCATATTTTAATATACCAATATGTTTTTGTTCTTTTTGACTGCTTATAATCGAGTTTTTATTTTTTTCAACTATAGGTTTAATAAAACAAAAATCTCTAGGAGCTCTCCATTTATCACCTCTGTTGTATAAGAATATTTGATCGTAATAACAAAAGTACTTATCTTCTTTAAAGTAAGCGCTGCTGTTTTTTTCTATACCACGTACATCGTAAAATCTTCTAAAGATATTGTGATGTACTATAACTTCGTCATTAACCTGTATATCAGTTTCACCAATTAAAGGTATCGATTTAACAATACCTACTCTATTGACAAACTTATGATCGTCCATAGTGGTATTAACTATTAATTTCTTACCACCAATATCTACTTCATTAGTATACCTACTTTCTTTAGGTTCTATAATGAAGCTATATAAGCTTTGCATTAGTATTCTAGATTATATTCAATTGATATAGCCATGTTAGAATTAAATTTCTTCCAAGGTATAACTTCGTCATTTTTTGTTATGTAAATATTATAAGAACCGTCTTTTTGATTGTGCAATATATCTGAAATACAATGCCCTCCATAAACCTGCTGGCCTACAGAGTAGTGCATTGCTTCATTTTTATAGTCAGCGCCTATACTTATTTTTCTAATTAGCTTGCTCATCAGGCTGTTCTTTCATTTCTTCGTAACTACCGTCTTCTAAATTAACAGTAATTTTACCATATTTTTCTTCTAGTGCTGCACTAGTTTTTTCAGCGTCAGCTAATAACTGTGCAAAGGAACCTACGATTTGCGCTTTCTGCACCTCTAATGTCCCCATGTCTGCAAGCATTCTAGATTTAAGCCCTTGTTGTTTTACTAGTTCTTCTAGCTCTACTTGTTCGATTTTTTTACTCATTTTAAATTTGATTTAATTATTAATTACTTATATATATATTACGCAAAGTGTTGATTACTTTCTAAGTGTTATTTGTTTTTTCTAACAGCTGCACCGAAAAAATAACTAAATATAGATAAAACTATACCTTCACATATACCTATTAAGTGGATCCACACTTCTTTATTAGATTCAGGAACATCTAAATATACTATAGCATATATCATAAAAGCAAAAGCCCCAAGACCTACTATACCGGTTAAATTGAACATAAAATCAATCTGACCTGTCTTAGCTTTTTCAACTTCTCTTTTACGAGCACTATCTCTATCCGCTACTTCAAGATTGTATAATTCTACAAGTTCTTGATGCATTAATTCTTTATCTTGACTAGGTATTTCAGGATCAGAATCTATTAAGTTTTTAACAACACCTAATATACCTTTGTCTGGTAAACTTCCTGATACGAAGCCAGGCAGCTTTTTTAATAAAAACTGACCAACTTTAGTATCTTTAAACTTTTTCTTGTTTTTCATTTAGCAATTCCATTTTCTTCTAGCAGCCTTACCTCTTTCAGATTTCCAGCTTTTTGATCTAGCACAAAAAGATTTTCTACGCTTCCAAGCCTTACTACCTCTTTTTAATTTTGAAGGAGGTGTTGTTACTGCTGTTTTTAATTTACTACCGGGGTTATCTTTTCTATATTTAGCTACGCCTTTTTTAGACATACCTCCTCCTGCTTTTGATCCAGTGCCGCTACCTTTTTTTACTTTACTGTAGTAGCCTTTAGATTTTTTTCTAGATGGTGCGTTTTTTGTAGCCATTTTTATTCTATGTTTTCATCTATTGCTGGTGGAACTTCTGCATTTCTTGGAAATCCATAGAATTGATGTGCTGAAGCATCACCTGGATAAACCTCATTTGAGCCAAAGTCTAAGTCGTCTGTACTCATTATATCATAAGCCCATCCTGGGTAATATACAGGGTTTTCAGGATCTGTTGTTTTAGCAGGGTCTATTACTTTACCGATATTAACAACTGCTTTTGTTCCGTTGATGTAACGCATAGATGTAACACCTTCTTCTATTACTTCTTCCCATACGTTATTATCTATTAAGACTTGCTTGCCTTGTTGTTCTGTATCAAAAACTAATTTGTATATGTGCATTTTATTGTGTTGTTAAAGATTGTAATTGTGCATCTGTTAATGCTTCTTTGTAGACTGCTAGTGCTTTTGCTTTTCCGTAGAAAGGATTACCACCACTACCTCCATTAAATCCAAGTATAGATAAATCTTGTGAAAATGTAAAGCTGGCAGAAGATAAGTCTAAAATCTCTGAACCATTAAAATAAATAGAACTTTGACCACTTTTATATTTAAAAGCAATTTTATTAAAATCAGTTAAATTACTAGCAGTTAAATTTTGATTTACTACATTAGAACCATTGACTCTAATTATAACCCTAAAAGTATTTGCAACGTTTGAATAACCTATTGAGATTCTATTACTATTATCATTAGATTGCAACGCTAATAGTTTTAAAGAACTTGTATCGTTAAAAGCTGCTATCTCTACATACAATACACCCTCTGTGCTATTTATCAAAGTAGAGTTACCACTATTAGTAGCTTCATCAGCTAGTCTAGTGCTTGTTGCTCCGTTAGTTGGGATATGAGGATGCGTAGGATAGGTTTTCTAGTTGTCCTTTTTCACAAGTGCCACTTATCGTAGATGTTAAAGTTCCTGCTGTTGCAGTAAACGTAGCTGACACTCTGTCGTTAGCGCCAGTACCAACTAATGTTCCAGTATGTGTTCCACTAAATGTAATTGTACCTGTTCCGTAGAAAGAAACTGTATATGTACTAGCACTTGTTGTGTTTGATTGAGTTGCTAATGTATCTGAATTAAGATATAGGTTAGTACTCTGTGGCTCTAGCAACCAATTTCCACAACCATCTGTGTAGTCTATTCTTGGTAT